ACTTACACATTCAATCAAGCCTATTGGGAAGCATTGAACGGTAATGCCACACGAATGTTAACAATCACAGGCAATGCCCAGTATTTTTCATGTACGGTAACAGCCAATCAAGACGGTACCTATACTGTTGCTGGTCTTACTGGCAATTCGTTTGAGCCGGGCGACTGGTTTAAGGTTCCAGGCAATGAACTTGGTGGTGCTACACCTGCTAATGATATACAAATCAATATTGCCACTGTGGACGGTGAAGGTGTGATACTGACTACCACTATTACAGGAACAGCAGTTGGTAAACAATGGCAGTTTGGCACAGATGGTACTACAACATTACCACAAGGTGGTACTATTAGTGAAGTGACTGTCACGCCCTTTGTCGGTGGCAATCCTTCAGTTGGTATTTTACTAACACCGTTTGTAAGTGACGAATTTGGTACTCCCAATCCTGACATGGCGGTGAAAATATATCCAACATTCAACGATGACGATCACATACACATTGTGGCGGGCAATCCTACCACAGTTGATCTATTCCTGGGCGATGATGATCAGTATGTCAAGATCGAACAGAACGCGGGCAATATTGTCATTGGTACCAACAACGATACTCATAACTGGACCTTTGGCACAGATGGCGTATTAACAATTCCAGATGGTGGCATCGTAGGCGGACCCGGCGGTGTTAATGAGATTGACTTGTCATGGGAGTTGATTCTCACCAGCGGCAAAACAATAAAAATTAATCCTGGTGCCAGTGGAGTTGTTTCCCTTACGTTTTTTGGTTTTAACTCGGATGCATCGGGTGGTGGCATAGGATTACCAGCAGGTAGTTCATTTGATGACCGACTAACCGGGGTTCTCATATCTGGAGCGGGACTGTTAGAGGTTAATCGTTTTTATCCAAAAGTAAGCAACACCTTATATGAAGCCGTGGATGCAGGCGTTACCTATAGATTAATAAATCAGGCCGGCACTTGGAGTCTTGATGTGGTAGGTGCAAACAATCCTCAATACACTTCCACCAATCTTATAACGTGGGCCAATGCTGGAGGTGGACTTCCTGCTCCTACTGGCGTAGTAAGTACACGAGCCGCTGATCTCACAGTTGGCACGAATACCTGGACATTTGGTGGAGATGGTAATCTAACTGCTCCTGGAAACCTCCAAGTTGATGGCGGCAAAATAATTCTAAACACCGGTGATAATGCTTATATTGAATCTGTTGATTATGGAGTCAATACTGCCAACAGCGCAGTAAATATCTTTGGTGGTCCTTACCAAAAAATTAAACTACGAGCTGGCTTTGGTACTCAAGCGACTTGGACATTTGGCACAGATGGTAGTTTAACATTCCCAGACGCTAGTGTTCAAACTAAAGCCTGGGCAGGTATACCTGGACCATACGCAGATGATGCGGCAGCGGCCACGGCTGGTGTAGCAGTGAACTATCCATATCATAAAACTGGCACTGGTGGACAGGTTTTTGTAAGGTTGACATAACACAGATGATGACAATAATTTTAGCAACCTTACTAATGACTCACTTGACCATAGTGTCAGTTACCCTGTATCTACATCGTGGTCAAAGTCATAGAGGAGTTGAGTTTCATCCTGTGCTAAGTCATGCCATGCGAGCCTGGTTATGGATGACCACTGGCATGACTACCAAGCAATGGGTAGCAGTACATCGCAAGCATCATCAGAACACAGACGTAGAAGGTGACCCGCACAGTCCACACGTATACGGTATTTGGAACTTGGTGTTTGGCGGTGTCAAGTATTACAACCGTGCAGGCAGTGATGCTGACATGGTAATGAAATACGGCATGGGCACTCCTAAAGACTGGATTGAACGTAAACTTTATACACCCCACCATCGCCTTGGCATTCTTGTAATGTTAGTCATAGACTTGTTGTTATTTGGGCCATGGGGATTCGTAGTGTGGGGTGTACAAATGTTATGGATTCCCTTCTGGGCGGCGGGCTTTATCAACGGAATGGCACACTGGTGGGGATATCGCAATACTGATACCAACGATAAAAGTAAAAATCTAATGCCATGGGGCATATGGATTGGCGGTGAAGAACTACACAACAATCACCATGCAGATATAGCAAATCCCAAGTTTAGTCAGAAATGGTGGGAATTTGACGTAGGATGGTTTTATATACGTATATTAAGTATGCTAGGTTTAGCAAAAGTGCGAACCAGCTAAATATACTAAAGAGAACGAAATATGAGTATACTTCAAGTTAATCTAGGGTCTTACGCAAACGACGGTACCGGCGATGACCTACGCACGGCATTTGAAAAAACCAATGCAAACTTTAACGAGCTAGATCTAACCCGTGTTATAACAGCTGATAACGTAGGATCCGGAGCAGGTAGTACTCCACTTGTTGACGTAAGTGCTAGTATTTTTAAAGAAAAAGTTGGTAATAATCTAAAGTTACGTTCCTTAGTAGAAGGGTCAAATATTACATTGACTCAATCGCTGAATGAAATAACTATTAGCACACCTGATAGTATTAATGCGCTAAGTGAAGATGCTACACCAACGCTGTCTGCAGACCTAAACTTAAATTCATTTGATATAGTTGGACTAGGCAATATCTTTATCAGTGGCGATATATCAGCTCAGAGTTTAGAAGGTCCGTTGATAGGCAATGTAACCGGTAACGTAACCGGTAATGTGCTGGGCAATGTAACAGGCAACTTGACAGGTAGTGTACTTGGCAACTTAACAGGCAACGTAACTGGTAATGTAACTGGCGACCTAAGTGGCGATGTAACTGGCAACTTGTACGGTAATGTTGTAGGAAATGTAACGGGCAATGTTGGCGGCAATGTACTTGGTAACTTAACAGGTAACGTATTAGGTAATGTAACAGGTAACTTAGCAGGCAATGTAACTGGTAATGTAACAGGTGATGTACTTGGTACTGTATACGGATCAGTAGTTGGTACAGTTAGCAGTATTGCAAACCATGGATTAGGCGCTCTTAACAATGTTGATTTAGTTACTACTGCTCCAACAAACGGTCAAGCATTGGTGTATAACGCAGTTATATCTAAATGGATTCCTAGCAGTGTTGCAAGCGGCGGCACTCCTAGCAGTGGATTAGATTTTGGATCTTTTGGTGCACCTGCAGGGTTTACACTAGATCTAGGTGTTTTTTAAGGATTAGGGGAAAATAATGGCTTTACAAATACGTCGAGGAACGAACGCCCAACGACAGCTAATGTCTGGGATCAATACACCTGCGGCAGGAGAACTGTTGTTCGTAACAGACTGGGCAACAGCAGGCGTTGGCCCCGTATGGATCGGCGATGGCACAACTGCCGGCGGTATAGAAGTATCTGGAGGTGGTGGAACAACCCCTACTCCAACATACCTACTGTCAGCACCTAGCTTAACTGTAGACGAAGGTGATGCATTAACTATCACATTAACTACAACTAATGTTACTAACGGCACTACTATTCCGTATACTATTACGGGTGGTACTGGATTTACAGCAGCAGACATCGGATTGTCTGTGCTAACCGGTAACTTCAACGTAAGTAGCAACACAGCCAGCATTAATCTAAACATAGCCAGCGACTTCTTAACAGAAGGACCTGAAACATTCACATTAACGTTGAATTCAATAACTCCCGTAGCTGCTATAACAATAACAGTAAACGACACAGTAACTGCCGTTATTTCGGGCGGTGGGCCAGGCGACACTGTGTTTGATTTTATAGTGGGCGGCGGTGACCCAACAACTACACTATTTGACACGATAATAGACGGTGGTACACCTGCGTAAGCTCAAAATATGCTAAATAACAAAGATAGAGGATTTAAGACATGCCCCAACAAATTATATTAAGAAAAGGTACCGCAGCAGCTTGGACAGCAGCTGGGTCTGTTGTTTTAGCACAAGGCGAACCAGGCTTTGAAACCGACACCGGTAAACTGAAAATTGGTAACGGTACACTAGCGTGGACAGCACTTGGATACGTTAATCCAACGTTCCCCACTATTCCGTCAAACCTAGCTGATCTACTTGACGTTGCTGAAACTGCGCCGTCGTTAAATCAAGTCCTAAAATGGAACGGCACCGCTTGGGCTCCGGCAGCTGATGCCACCGGTGGCGGCGGTACAGGTGCAACAACACTTGATGAGCTAACTGATGTGGCAATCACCGGTACACCTTCAATAGGACAAGTGTTATCATATGACGGTGCAACTTGGACTAACAGTATTGTACCAACTGAATCATTGGATCTTACAGATCTTAGAGACGTAAATATTAATTCGGGAACGCTGGCCAGTGGCCAAGTGCTGAAGTACAACGGCAGCAGCTGGTCAGCTGCTGCTGACAACAACACGACTCAAACATTAACAGGCAGTGCTCTTCCAGGCAATGGCGCTAATGTGGCATTGAGCGGCGGTGGCGGCAGCTTTAAACTAGTGCCGGGAACTGCTAACATTTCTTTTGCAGTCACTGGTAATGATATTACTGTTTCTACAACTGATCGCGACACAACTTATGCTTTTAGTTCATATGCTGAAAGTGGCGTAACAGGATTGCGATTAAGAAATACAGTAGCTTTGACCAACGTAGATATACCGTTTCCTGATACTGCAACTTCTGTTGTTACTAGAGGTGCCGGCGGCGCATTGAATATCAATGCTAGAAATACTCGTTACACGCAAACTCTTACTGCAACTGCTAGTGGAGTTGACTTTATAACAGAAGGCAACACTGAAGCGTTTGGTCTAGGGGCCACGTTGGCACTTGGTACTAATATTGTAACATTGACCACTGGAACAACTCTAGGATTGTATCCTGGACTATTATGCAGTGTTACTGCCGGTACCGGTGCGTTTGGTACTAACGCTCTTATTGTCTCTGTTGATTCTGATACACAACTTACAATGAGTGTTAATCACGCTACCGCTGGCTCGGTAACATTTAGCTCTCGTTACAGAAAGAATATTGCATTTGCAGGTACTCCAGATTTAAGCATTACCAATCCAAGCGGCAATACTATTACTTTTGACACATTGAGTAAAGTTAATACAGGTGTTGTAGGCAGGATTGCTACATATACCGACAGTGGCGACTTACGATCAGTACAATCATCCAACGATGGACTTACTTGGGATCAAGCAACACGTTACCTAATAGTAACTAGCGGACGTTTAGCACTACGTCAAACAGATCTACAGATGTTGCACAACAGCTACGGTACTGGTTTAAGAAGTGACGGATTGCAGTATGCACAATACTTTGCTGGTGCAGACAGTAGAGCATGGAATATTATTCGTAGTAGGGGTACTTCAACTGTACCTGCTTCGATAAATTCAGGTGACGAGCTATTTGAGTTAAGAGCATATGGACAGTATGGCACAGCATTAGCAGACTTAACCATTGCTGCTAACATGCGATTTATTGCAAGAACTATTACTCCAGGTTTCGTTGGTGCAGATATTGTATTTGCTAACGGTAACGGTTCTGCAACAGCTAGTCCAAGTCTTATCATTCGTGAAACTGGCGATGTGGAAATTAACAGCATCAGTGCTATTGGCGTAGGCGGTAATGGTGATTTAGTATTAGCTGGTATTGGGACTGGTACAGTTCGATTACCAGCAGGCGCCACAGTGGGTGGTGTACCGATAGGTTCTGTTGTATTAAAAGGCACGTTGACTGGTGCAGCACTGACTGCATTAACTGGTATGGTTACTGGCGATGCTTACGTATGTTCGTCAACTAGCGGTATATTTGTTGCACAACATATTCATTTGTATAGTGGCTCTGCATGGAACGACCTAGGCTCATTCCAGGGTCCCGCTGGTACTAATGGCGCCGCAGGTACTAATGGTACTTCTGCTACTATTGCAGTAGGTACAGTGACCACTGGAGCTGCTGGTTCAAGTGCAACAGTAACCAATGCCGGTACTTCATTAGCTGCTACATTTAACTTTGGTATTCCACGCGGTGATACAGGTGCAACAGGCGCAGCCGCTACTATTGCAGTAGGTACCGTAACAACAGGCGCTGCCGGCAGCTCTGCTATAGTTACCAATACTGGAACAAGTGGCGCGGCGGTATTTGCCTTTACTATTCCAGCAGGTGCCGATGGTGCCGATGGTGCCGATGGCGTTGACGGACAAACAGTTCTTAACGGTGCAGTTGATCCAACAACAGAAGGCGTTAACGGTGACTTCTACATCAATACAGTAAGTGATCAAATCTTTGGACCAAAAGCAGCAGGTGCATGGGGTACAGGTACTTCATTAGTAGGACCAGCTGGTGCAGATGGTACAGACGGAGCTGACGGCCAAGGAGTTCCAACAGGCGGAACAACTGGACAGATCCTTTCTAAGATCGACGGCACTAACTACAACACACAATGGATTGCTGCACCAACTGCCAGCAACAGTTTTGAAACTATTGCAATCGCTGGACAAAGCAGCGTAGTTGCTGACAGTGCAACTGATACACTAACATTGGCAGCAGGCACTGGTATTGCTATTACTACTAATGCAGGCACAGACACTATTACTATTGCTAGTACAGTAACTAATACAGATACAACATATGGCATTAGTGCAGAAACTGCAACAGGCGGAGTAAACCTACGCTTAACAGGCAGTGATGCAGCTACAGACAATGTTAAACTAACTGCTGGTACAAACATTACCTTGACAAGAACTAGTGCTGATGAAATCACTATTGATGCCGCAGGCGGTGGTGGTACTGCTAGTAACAGCTTTGCAACTATTGCAGTAGCTGGACAAACTAGTGTGGCTGCAGACAATGCTACTGATACATTAACACTGGTTGCTGGTACTAATATTACTATTACTACTGATGCAACTACAGATGCTATTACTATTAACTCCACTGCTAGCGGTGGTGGTGCAATGGCAACCAGAGCTGCACTAAATGGCACATCTGGTTCATTAGCAGCAGACGGCGTTGGTACTATTAACATTACTGGCTACAAGTCTTACATGTTGATGAAAGTGGCAACTTCAGCCGCTGCTTGGGTAAGAATCTACACTAGTGAAGCAGCAAGAACTGCTGATGCATCTAGAACAGAAGGAACTGATCCTGCTCCAGGTGCTGGTGTTATTGCTGAAGTTATTACTACAGGTGCTCAGACTGTATTCATCAGTCCGGGCGCACTAGGATGGAATGACGAAACAGTTGTTACAACTAATATTCCAGTAAGAGTAACAAACAAAAGCGGGGCAACAGCAGCAATCACGGTTACACTAACTGCATTACAACTAGAAGCTTAATATGACACAACTCAATAGAGAATACGTTGTCACACTCAAAAATAAAGATGAGTTAGGCAAGTTCTATGAAGACATGGAGACTGAGGGCACATTTGATTATGTACCCAGTCGAGCTGTTGAATGTGCTAACAAAAGAGAAATCAGTAGAAATACACACTACTTGATCAGCAATGAAGAAGCAGCCGTATTACAAAATGATCCAAGAGTTGAAGCAGTTACATTAGTTGCAAAGTTACAAGGTGTTAAATCAATACTCCATGCAGATCAAACTGCCACATGGAGCAAAGCAGGTTCTATTGCAGTTGATCAAAAAAACTGGGGTCTTTACAGAACTGGTTTAGAAAGCAACATTGAAGGATGGGGCAGCGAAACTGGTACAGGTAATCAATCAGCAACTGTTAAGTTTACAGCCACTGGCGCAAATGTAGATGTTGTAGTGCTTGATGAAATCGCCTATGCAGATCATTTAGAGTTTTCAGGTAGAATGCAAGAATACGATTGGTTTGCCAATCACAACTTAACGGCATGGCCTTTAAACCCAAATGCCAACTACGTATACAACAGTTACTCGGGTGATAACAACCACGCTACTCATGTAGCTGGCATCATCGGCGGCGATACACAAGGATGGGCACGTGGTGCAACTTTGTTCAATCTAAGACATGACAGTTCAGGTGTTAACGGAGATGCCGGAGTTTACACTCCTAGCGATCGCATTATTGATTACATTAGAGCATTCCATGCTAGTAAAAGTGTTAACCCCGCAACTGGTTACGTTAATCCTACACTGGTTAACTGTAGTTGGGGTCTTGGTATTGATTGTGATTTATTAAATCCGATGATTGATCCCGATCGTTATCCTAGCGGCAGAGGTCCTAGGATTAGCAAGATTGGCTATCGCGGTGACGTCATTACCGCTGCTACGTTAGGTAACACAGTAGTAGACACTGGCTATAGTGGCATTTGCAACTCAGGTACTAGACTTGCTCAACTCAGCAGCTACGCCAACGGTGGTACTAGAATAGAAACCACAAGCAATACTGCTGTAACTGTAGCTAGTCAAACGATTGCTATGTTAGGGCGTGCCAGCTTAACTGATGCAGGTGTACCTACAAACTCAGATGCAAACGGAGTTGACTTATACGACGATGCTGTTTGGAGAATAAATCCCCCGTGGAATATTTCGTATTGCGGTGCAACTTGCGGACCTACAGGTGATTTTGCCTACATCCAAGTAAGTACCAACAGCTATGTTACATTTGGCGGCGGCCTAACTGAGGCAAGAGCATATTTTGTTGGAGCCACTGCTCCTGCTGCTAGAAAGATACTGATATCAGCAGGCGACAGAAGTTGTCAAAAAATGCTGTATGGTATTGAAGGCACTGCACCTAATAGGACATGGCGAGTTCGTTGGGAAGGACACGAAAGCCCAAACAACGGCGTACCAGGCAGTCCTACACTATTATGGGAAATGACTTTTTACGAAGCAACTCCCAACAGAATAGACTTACGCATTGCTGATAACGAATGTTATAGAGCAGAGTTTACTATACCGCAGTTGGAATCATACGGTATATTACAAAATGGTGCGCTAGCTCCCTATCGTGATCCTGCATTAGATGCAGACGTAGTGGATGCTATTAGCGAAGGCATTATATTTGTAGGCAGTGCTGGTAACGGTGGATTTAAAGTTAACAGAACATCAGATGTTGACTACAACAACTATTTTGTAGACAACGGAGAAGATTTTTATTATCACAGAGGCGCAAGTCCCGCTACTAGTCATCCAGACATTATCTGTGTCGGTGCATACAATAGTTTTGCCACAGAGGGCAAGTTGAATATCAGCAACACAGGTCCTAGGGTTGACATCTATGCTCCGGGTAGCAATATTGCATCAGCTGTGTACAACGCTACTGGCTCTACTAATGGTAACACAGGCGGAGTTGTAAATACTGGAGAAGCTGCTCTTACTATTACTAATATAGTTAGAGCTAGCAACCTTGCCACTATAACAACCAGTGGCGCACATGATTTGATTACCGGTGATGTAGTAACCATTGCATGTAGCGACAGTTCGTTTAATGCTAGCATGGCTACCATTACATCGTTATCATACAATACATTTAGATATAGTAATGCAGGTGGTGACGTTAGTTCAACCGCAGCCAGTGGCACAGCAACTCCGGGATATTATTATCAAAAGTACAACGGATCTAGTATGGCAGCAGCACAGGTAACTGGACTGTTAGCACTGGCATTACAAACGTATCCTAACTTAACACAATCAGAAGCAAAAGCATACATTACAACTAAAGGTGCAAAACTCAGCAAGTTACAAGTTACCACTGGTGGTTACACTGATACTGCTTCGCTTCAAGGTGGAACTAACAGAGTAGCATTCTATTATAAAGAACGTAAGAGCGAAGGTTCTATATTGCCAAAGTTTGATTACAAACTTCGTCCTGCTTCGGGCAGTGTATATCCAAGACCAAAAATTAAGAGAGGTTGATCTAGTATGTTAGATCAACAACTTTGCGTTAGATTATAAGGAAACTTCTATGTCTGAAATGACACAATACGTAGAAGTTAAAGAATACATAGTAACGCTGCACAGTGCAGAAGATTTAGATGCATTCTATAACGAAATGGAATCAGCTGGTAATCTACCAGGGACTGGTGTTCCTGCGAGAAAGATTGATTGCATTGATCGAAGACCAATAAGCAGAAACACTCATTACCTCCTAACTGACTGGGAAGCTGTAGAACTACGTGCTGACCCCAGAGTTAGAAGCGTTACATTACATATCAAATATTTAGGCGTAAAGGCAGGCGAATACGCTGCAACCAAAACTCAAACATCTAGCAACTGGAACAAAAGTAATAGTACAAGCAATGCCATGCTTAACTTTGCATTGCTTCGCTGTACAGAAACAGCCACTAGATCAGGATGGGGCAGCAACGGGACTGTCAATGCCACTGGAACTGTTACACTAGATGCAACTGGAAAAAATGTTGACGTAGTGGTAATAGACGGTGCTGGTGTTGCTCTAGGTCATCCAGAATATGCAGTTGATGCAGACGGAACTGGCGGATCAAGATTTGTACAGTATAACTGGTATCAACACAATCTTGCTGTAAAAGGTACTGCATCGGGATCATATTCTTACGCAGGTGCACCTAGTGGACACGCAACTCACACCACGGGAACGTGTGGAGGTAGCACACAGGGTTGGGCTAGAGATGCAAACCTATACAATATCTATTATCTTGCAGGTGACGGCACTGATTACAACTTTCCTTATGTAATGGATTATGTAAGAGAGTTTCATAGAAATAAAAGTGTTAACCCTGCAACTGGACGTAAAAATCCCACAATAACAAACAACAGTTGGGGTATGAGTATATTTCCAGGCGAATGGGAATTTACTGATATTACAGCAGTGACCTATCGAGGAACTAGATATGTACCGGACAGTGGCGGTGCAATAACCTATACGGGCTACAGTGGAGTGTGTACTTCTAATCTAAGACTGGCAACACTACTTGGTTTAGAAAACTTTGGAAATAGCATCACAACCGTTGGTCCTTATACTCCCCCTTTAGGCTATATTTTAACATATCCACCTAGCTGGCAACTTACTGGACAGCAGGCGTATCTTACAAACTTTGTACAACCAGATCCTACATACGAAGTTACACTAGACGGACCATGTACTATTGACCTAGTGCATGATGTTGCAATGGATGCAGTTAGCGGGTTTATGAATATTGCCAGTGAAATAGTCATTACGGATAGTAATAATAATGTAGTTCATACGTATTCCGACGGCGCTAGCACTACAAATGGCGGAACCGTTTCAGCTACCATAAATCAATCAGCAGTTAATCTACCAGGCGACCAGACATATACTGTAACCTATAATACTGTCATAGATACCGAAGGTCAAGGTATTATCTATGCAGCAGCATTAAGCGTAACAGTTACAACTGACTTGTCATCAGGCGGTGCAACCATTACTGAAATACCTAATAGTTTGTTAGGAGCAGCAAGTTTAACGGCCAGTACTGTCCCAACTGTTGGCGAAAACGATGATGGCTATTGGCAAGTAAATTTACCCTTTGATATTTCATATCTAGGAACTACTTATACATCAGTGTTTGTGGGGACTAATACATATGTTACTTTCGGCGGTGGATCGACAGTGTTTAACGGATTAAGTGAAACAACTCCTAATCTACCTAAGATCATGTGGGGTTGTGCTGACAACTCAGTACAAAGAATATATTACGGTGTCGAAGGCACTGCACCTAATAGGACGTATCGTATTAGAATTGAAGGCAACGGCACTACTACCGGAACATTAGGTAGTCCTAATATGATTTGCGAATATACATTTTACGAAGCAACGCCTGCACAAATAGATTTACAACTAGGTGTAACTAATAGAAAATCAGTTTCCGGCGGTGGCTTTACAACAGAGCAACTTAACACATGGGGTTTTATTGCGGGACAACGTATTCCCGCAAGAGTTGCAGCACTAGACAACGACATCGAAGATGCTATAGTAGAAGGTATTATCTATGTGGGTGCAGCAGGAAACGGGCTGTGGAAACACGATGTTCCGGGTGGGTTAGATTGGAACAACACATTTGAGATGGCCAATAGATATCCCAACAGCGCAGCTAATCCTTACTATTATATGCGAGGATCTAGTCCTACTGCCAACGATACAACGACTCATCCAGACGGCACCCACGAAATGCCTAATATATGTGTAGGTGCAACTGATGCCACAGTTACAGATCAAAAGAGCGACTATAGTGACTGCGGCCCGGGCGTAGACATATGGGCACCCGGAACTAGTATTATGAGTTCGTATACTGGGGGCGTTAGCGATTCTAGAAACGGTTCATATTTCTTAGGAAAACTAAACGGTACCAGTATGGCATCGCCACAGGTCTGCGGAGTGTTGGCCTGTGCATTAGAACAAAACCCGCACTGGAATCAAACACAGGCCAAGCAGTATATACTAAATGTTGCGGCATCAAATCAGCTGACGGTAACCAGCGGCGGGCCAGCTGACATTCGAGATACACAAGGCACAGCCAACAAGTTCTTGTACTATAGAAAAGATCGACCTGATACAGGAGTTAGCATTCCTAGAGCAAATCAAGGTGTAAGGCCCAGTGTGGGCGCAGTATATCCAAGACCTAAAATCTACAGATTTGGCTAAGAGTTCTGTTTCGTTTTTAGGTAAATATACAAAACGGAGCTAAAATGCCATATACAGGATGGACAGTTTCTTCAGGTTACGGCCTTGGAAATCTCAACGAACGACAAACAGTAAACATTGCACTTCCAGTTTCATCAACTGTGGGTGTTACTTTTCGCCTAATAACAGGCAAGCTCCCAGCAGGTTTAAGACTACAAGGTAGCAGTATTGTTGGAACACCATTTGAAGTTCCGCGAAATACCGAATATAAGTTTGTTATACGTGCAACTAATACCAGCGGATTTGCAGATAGAACATTTATTTTAAATGTTGCAGGCGCTGACGAGCCACAATGGCTAACTCCAGCGGGCAGGTTGCCAGTGGGCAGCAATGATGCTTACTATATTCTAGACAGCAGTTTTGTTGATTTTAACTTGGTGGTAAGCGACACTGATACTGCTACTGGACAAAAACTAAACTTCTTTATTGCTAGCGACGAAGGTGAGTTACCTCCCGGATTGATTATGACTCCGCAGGGTAGAATCACAGGCTTTGTTCAACCAGTGTTAGCTATACCATTAGATGCAGGCGATGGGTCGTACGATGAAAACTTGTATGATCGTGTTGCATACGACTTTGGCTACAGACCTAGCAATGGATATGATACCTATGTATATGACTTGACTATATACGACTTTAGTATCCCTACAGGACGTCCTAGAAAACTAAATCGTAACTATGAGTTTATTGCCACAGTTACAGATGGTGACACTGTTACTAAACGTAAGTTTAGAATATTTGTAGTAGGTGACGACTTCTTTAGAAGTGACAACGTTATTACCACAGCAGGAAGTGGTGCATACACTGCCGACGTTACCTATGTACGTGCTCCTATATTTACAACACCCCCGTACTTGGGTTTACGCAGAGCCAACAACTATCAAACCTTTAAGATTGATATCTACGAGGGCTTTAGCGAACTAGGACCAGTAGCATACCAACTGAGTGATGTCAACGCAGATATCAGTGCAGTATGTATTAGAGAACTGCCAACTGACAACCGATTGGGACAAACTGCTATTCGTATAGAACGATGCTCAGGAGTTCCTACAACAGGTCTTAAGATTTCGTTTAACGGAGAGTTTGCAGGAGCAACTGAAGAAATATACACTATCACAGATGTTGATGTACTAGGCGGCGATATCTACAGATTGACAGTTAGTCCTGCTGTAGAAATGAATATACCCAACGGTAGTGCTATCTATATAGGCACTGCAAGTACATTACCACCCGGCATGGTGTTTGACTTTACCAATGCAGAAATATTTGGAACAGTTCCTTATCAACCTGCGATTACTGAGACTTACCGCTTTACAATCAAAGGCATACGCTTTGGCCAAGGCGCAGAGCAGGCAATCAGCAGACGTGTATTCTCAGTAGATGTACTAGGCGAAGTAGAAAGTGTAATGAACTGGGTTAGTCCCGAGAACCTAGGTAGTATCGACAGTGGATATATCAGTACGCTGGCATTGACCGCTTCTAGTACTGTTACCGGATCAGCAGTATTGTACACTGTAGAAAATGGTAGATTGCCCCCGGGTCTGTCTCTTAACCTTGACGGCGAAATAGTTGGTAAGGTTAATCAACTTACAAGTCAGTATCATTACAGAAGTTTTTGGAAGAGTAGCAACGTATATAACAAAAATGACATTGTAAAAGTTAACGATGTTAAAAACATTAAGTCTTTAACTAGACGAAAAAATACAGCCAGTGTAGTAACCAGTGTGGATCACGATTTCTTAACTGGCGATCTAGTTGAGATTGTGTCTGATGATTTAAACTTTAACTACTACGATGCAGTCAGCGTTACCATTGCAGCAATAGAGTTAGAATCATCTACCAGTGTTGTTGATACTTCTGAGACTGATGACGGACCTTGGTTAGTTACGTTTGCTATTCCAACACAAAAGTTAGCACCGTTGGCTCCGGTATTTACATTAGTATCCGGAACTGCTGTAGCTACTACGCCTGCATATTATTATGATGTCCCCGTTAAATCAACTAGTGGAGTTGGCACTGGTGCAAGATTTAGAATCGACAAAGGTCTAAACTTAATCACTGCTACATACAGAGGTGTTACTACTATTAAGCTGTTAGCAACCGGAACTGGTTATTTGCCAGGAGACACTATTACTATCTCAGGAGCAGACTTAGGTGGTGTAGATGGTGCAAACGATTTAACATTTACCACTTCTAGTGGATTAGAGTTTTACTATAGAATCAATGGTAATAGTAATAGAAACTTCGGCGGAAGATTCTTTGCCACTGCCAGCACAACATCAAGTATCACGCTGGCGTTTGATACAGACCCGGGCGTATTTGGAACTGGAACTATCAGTGTTACTACGGGCATAGGAACTTACGAAGCGCAAACATTGATTATTCCGCTGAACTATTTTAACTATCCAAATAAGGGTACTAGCATTGCAATGAAAAATGCCAGCGGTACTACTTACAATCAACCAACGTATTACAAAGCAATATCAAACAATGCAGGCACCATAGATTTGTCTAGATGGGAGGTCTATAGATTTCCGTTGAGCGATATATCGTTAACAACTTACGACAGTGGCGTTGGAAGTGTCCCTACCTTGTTTGATGGAGGCTCAACTAGTTACGACAAAAAGTATGTGTTTACTGTTAGAGCTAGAGACCAGTTAGGCTACAGTGCAGTCACTAGAACATTTACGCTAACTGTTAATACTCCTAATAATGCTTACTACAGCAATATCTTTGCTAGACCGTTTATGAAACAGGATCAGCGAGCAGTGTTTAAAGAGTTTATTAACGACAGCACAATATTTGATCCAACGTTGATCTATCGAGGAAGCGATCAGTTCTTTGGAGTACAAAGAGATCTCAAGATGATGGTGTACGCAGGCATTGAAACTAAGAGTGCTGCTGAATATGTCAGCGCAATGGGTCGTAATCATAAAATCAAACGATTTAAGTTCGGTGAAGTTAAAAAGGCCCTGGCCAAGGTTCCGGGAACAACCGACGAAGTGTACGAAGTAATATACATCGAAATGGTTGATCCGTTAGAGAAAGGTAAGAGTAAACTACCACTAACCTTCAAATACAGTAGAAGTAATCAAAATATAACAGTTGACCAAACGAATGAGTTTTACAGTAGAGATTCAGAAGATCAGTCTAGATTAAATCCGCATTGGAAAAGGCCGATACCGTTCAATGTAACACTTGATCGAAATGATCTGTTTGCAGGCGATCCAGGCACGGGCATTAGATTCCCTAGCAGTATTAGCCTATGGCGTTATCGTATTCAAAATATGCAGAACACCAAGCACGAGCGTAACTATATGCCGCTTTGGATGCGTAGTATACAGCCCGGTGGCACACAGGAACTAGATTATGTAGCAGCAGTACCGTTATGCTACTGTAAGCCCGGCGGCGCAGACGCCATTTTACTCAATATTAAAAACAGCCAGTTTGACTTTAAACTGCTAGACTACACCATTGACAGATACATAATAGATTCTGTCGACGGTGATTATACGGATAAATATCTTGTATTTAGAAACGATAGGACCACAATAACATGAGCCAAATAGTATCATCAACGATTGATGCAGATTACCCAGTAGCCGGACAAGATAATGACAGTCAGGGCTTTCGAGATAACTTTAGTATCATCAAAGACGGTTTAGCCACAGGCGCCGCAGAGATTACAGTTTTAGAAACCAATACAGCCAAGCTGAATGAAGATAACGACTTTCAAGGTAATGTCATTGCCAATGCTCAAACCAATAGACTATACGGAACTGTATATAATACATCTAGTACACCAACTACTAACGTAAGTTTAAATGACGGAGAGTATCAAGCAATCACGCTAATAGGTAATGCAACATTAACTTTTGTTGATTGGCCTGGGATTGATCGCTACGCCAAGATTAGATTAGCTCTAAAAAGCAACGGCACTGAGCAAACTATAACATTTGCATCCGAAGGCGGCGGCGTTGTTAGAACAGAAGTGACTCCAACGCTTGCTACAGTAACTGGTGCTAGCAGAAAAACATCATCTATTGCAACTACTGATGCAACATTTAGCTATCTTACAGCCAACAGTTCTGCAACTCCTATTAGAACAGGAGACAAACTATTTGGTACTGGTTTATCTGGATCAGTAACCGTTACTGATGTTGCTAACTTAACAGCAACTTCATCAGAATCGTTAGGTCCTGTTACGCTATCTTACACATCCATTGCAGGAAATGGTCAAGTAACTACTGCTACTACAGCAGTAAGTGTTGTAGTTGGTAGTAAAGTTACATTTTCTAATGTAACCGGTATGGGCGGTTTATCCGACAGCACTACATATTATGCATTTAATCCATCGGGATTAGGTTTCAAGATTGCAACCAGCTATACTAATGCATTAGCTGGCACAGCGATTGCTACATTAAACGGTACTATTTCATATAATGCTATAAGCGATGTTGGCAGAGTAACAACTGCTACTTCTGCTGCTGGTATTCCACGCGGTGACCAAGTTACTTTATCTGATGTTACTGGATTAACTGGACTTACTACAGTTACAACATATTTTGTATATGGTGCTGATGCTACAGGCTTCAACTTAGCTGCATCCTACGCAGATGCAATGGCAACTATCCCCGTACCAGTAACCGGAGTAACTGGTGCATTTACTGGTACTGCTACAGCAACTTACACAGGTGCAGTTATCACTACTGGTACTGCTACATTTGCTGAGTTAGATCCATCATCCAACGTACTAAAACTATCTTCTATTGCAAACATTTACGAAGGTATGCCTATTAAGTTTACAGGCACTACATTCGGTGGCGTTGCTATTAACACTGATTATTATGTGTTAAAAGTTATCAACAGTGGCGGCGTAGTGGGAGTTCGATTATCATTAACCCTTGGTGGTGCTCCAATAGCATTAACTGCATACACTGGAGCATCGATATTAACAATGGTACCTACTACCGTTGTTAGTACTAGCATTAGTCCACAGGCGATCGCTGGCGGGTCTGGATTAACATTGACTACAGCTAATACAGTATTCCCTACTCCGTTTACAGTCAGCAGTGACGTAAACAAGATAAAGATTGTAGAAGCATGGACTTCGGACGGTGGCACTAATATCTTTATCAAGTACCTAGGTGAATACGCATGATACATCCATTAGCAGAAGACTTTAGCCAACTAAAGGATGCTGAGATTGAATCCAAGTTGCAAGACCTCAGCAAAAAATATTGGCAAACACAAAACCCATCAGTTAAACAGCAGATCAGTTTATTCATGGATCTGTACAAAACTGAAATAAGTGTTCGTAGAGCAAAACAGTTTGAGCAACAATACCAAAAGAGAGATAAAGATCTTGACAGTTTAATAAAAGTCAGTTAAAATAGCTGAATGAAGACTGACAGGGTAGGTAATCCCATTTATCAAGAGAGTGACTTAGTAGATTTGATCTACCACGGTCACATAGACAAAATAAAGGATGTACTGGTAGAAAACTCATCTGCTATTACATCCTTTTCTGCTGCCTCCGAACTAACACTGTTGATTGAAGATCCAATATTTGATACTATAGACATTGCACATTTTGATGCAGTTTGCCAAGAGGATTGGTTTGTACCCGAAGAATATAAAACTTTTGACATTGAAAGCTATCTAGTACAGATATGTCCCGAAGAAAACTATCAACGGTTAGTCGAAGAGCTTCAAGAGTTTCGAGCAAGAAATATGTTGCCATTGCTTAGGGTACTTAAATACGTAGTAGACACGCTGAGAGACAAACAAGTTTTATGGGGTGTTGGTAGAGGAAGCAGTGTTGCTAGCTATGTACTTTATTTGATAGGTGTTCACAAGATCGACAGTATTAAATATAGTTTAGATTGGCGTGAGTTTTTGAGATAAGTACATATATAAAAGGAGAGCTATTATGGCCATGAAAGAACCAGGACGCAAAGTATACAGAAGTATGCAAGGCAAAGATATTGACTTAGACAAACTAAGAAACAAAAATGAAACTACTTTAGCAGTAGGAAACTCCCGTGTAAATGCACGTGGTGATGAAATCGGCCCAGGTGGCAAGATTATTCGCAAGCGCGAAGATGTCATGTCAGAGTATTACACAGGCCGTACTGCAACTAAAGAGGATTAAATGAACGTTGTAAAAGGCAAACTCAGGCCGCTGAATGATAATGTCCTAGTAACAGATATGGACTTTGAAGAGCAAAAGACTGCAAGCGGTATTATTGTTCAAAGCGACGATGGCAAAGCACACGGTGTTAAACCTCGTTGGGCTCGTGTCTGGGCTACAGGTCCGGAACAAAAAGATGTCAAAGTTGGCGAATGGATCTATGTTGATCATGGTCGTTGGACTCGAGGCGTTAAAGTTGAAGATGAAAACGGCGACGAACTGATTATTCGTAGGGTTGAAATAGAATCAATACTATTACAAGCTGATGAAAAACCTAACGACTTTTACATTGGACTAGAACATGATACTAGCAAGCCGATTACATCGAGGCCAGAGGATTTCATGTAATGCAAGTTAAGATAAAAAAACTGCATCCAAATGCAGTAATACCGCAATATGCAACCACAGGTGCTGCCTGTTTTGATTTAGTCAGTGTAAATGAAGTAATGATTATACCTGGTCGCGAACACGTTGCACTTAAAACTGGATTGGCATTTGAAATCCCCCAAGGCTATGTCATGATGGTTTACAGCCGAAGTGGCCATGGTTTTAAAAATGGTATTAGACTAGCCAACGGTACTGGCGTTATTGATAGCGACTATCGTGGCGAAGTTATGGTAAAAATGCACAATGACGGATCAACTGCACTGTTAGTAACAGCGGGTGAACGTATTGCTCAAGCAATGATTATTCCTGCACTGCAAGTTGAACTTCAAGTGGTAGACGAGTTATCCGATACCGATCGAGGAAGCGGCGGTTTCGGTAGTACTGGAACTAAGTAACCAAAGGGTCTTGACAGACCCTTTTTTATCCTCTATAATAAGGACAACAAATGACATTAATATTAGATGATTATAATCAAGTTTATGTTTGGGTTGACGACGTTGAGCATAACCGCCAGTTAAGCCCCTGCTTCGACTACGAAGAAGATGCGCTACAATGGAAAGAGCGTATGAAAAAGGAACTAGAAGAATGAGTAAATGTAATACTTGTAATAAAGAAATATCAGTTGTCTGTGATTGGAATCAAGGACGGTGCCCGCATAGATCTCCTATGTTGACAAATTATCATTTTAGATTTTACAATCTAATGCAGTTTATTAAAGGATTATTTAAACGTGGAAGTTCAACCTAAAGATACAAGCCGGGGACATTTTTATGTCAGCGTTTGTAAAAGTGCTGTGCGTATTGCCGCAGGTGCCTCATTGATCATGGGGTCGTTAGTTGTATGTGGTGCTTTGCTTATTCTAGCAGAGATTCTAGGCATTGTAGAGGAGTTAGTATGAAAGAATTATGGGTAGAAAAGTATCGACCTAAGAACGTCGATGGATATGTCTTTAAAGACAACCACCAACGTAGTCAGATTGAGCAATGGATTAAAGAAGGAACTATTCCACATCTGTTGTTTAGTGGATCAGCTGGTGTTGGTAAAACAACTATGGCTAAGATTCTGATTGAACAAATGGGTGTTGAAGGTACCGATGTACTCATTGCCAACGGTAGTAAAGAGGCACGTAAGATTGAGTGGGTTGACAAGTTGATTACATTCTGTCAGACCATGCCGTTTGGCAAGTTTAAAGTAGTGCTGATCGACGAAGCTGACTACATGAACATTAACTCAGTACAGCCTGCACTACGCAACCTAATGGAAGACTATAGTCACAGTGTTAGGTTTATCTTAACTTGTAACTATCCTAATATGATTATGCCGGCAATCCATAGTCGTTGCCAACGATTACACATTGAGAAAACCGACTTAACTGAGTTTACTGCTCGTGTTGCTACAATCTTAGTAGAAGAAAATGTTGAGTTTGATCTCGATACACTTGATACCTATGTCAAAGCAACCTATCCAGATTTACGTAAGTGTATTAACAATGTGCAAATGAACAGTATTGATGGGAAGTTGCACGGTGCAGACTCAACTGACAATAGCACAGACTATCGCATTGAGATGGTAGACTTGTTTAAGAAAGGCAAGATCAACGAAGCACGTAAACTGTTATGCAGTAGTGCTCGTCCGGAAGAAATGGAAGAAATCTATCGATGGATGTATGACAACATTACATTGTTTGGTAAAGACGACAATACTCAAGACAGTGCTATTTTGATTATTAAACAGGGACTAGTGGATCATACATTGATTATGGATCCCGAGATTAATCTAGCTGCAACATTGGTTAGATTAGCAAGACTATGAAACAAAAGTTAAAAGACGCTTACATGAAAACTGCGGAAACATTCGCAGAGCTAAGTCATGCTCGTCGCTTACACGTTGGTGCTATTGTGGTCAAGGATGATAGGATTATCTCTATTGGCTACAATGGTATGCCAGCGGGCTGGGATAACGACTGTGAATACGAAGTAGAAGAATTTCAAACAGAGTACGGAGTAGGATCGAAGCTTGTTAAAACAGGTGAATTAAAAACTAAACCAGAGGTGCTTCATGCAGAAACTAACGCCATTGCGAAACTTGCTAAATCTAACGAATCTGGTATGGGTGCTACTATGTTTATTACCCATGCTCCATGTTTGGACTGTGCCAAACTTATCTACCAAAGTGGTATTGGCAGTGTTCTATATAGGAACTCTTATAGGGATGACAGCGGTATTACATTCCTTGAAAAATCAGGAATAGCAATAGAGCAAGTAGAATAAGGGGCCGTGGCCCCTTATCTTTATTCGTCGCCGTATAAGTTTAATACTTCTGCGACTGCCTTGTGTCTTTCGATATCTCGTTGATCAAAGCGCACAACATCGATATGTTGGGTTTTGCGGCCTTCAATCTTTCCAATAAAATCAATAAGTCCGTTATCTTTTATTCTATCTGCTTGGGCTAAGTCTCCTGTTACGACCATGTTGCTGTTCTCACCTAGTCGAGTAAGTAGCATTTTCATTTGATTTTGGGTGGCGTTTTGCATTTCATCTGCAATAATGTACGCATTCTTAAACGTACGACCACGCATATACGCAAGTGGGCTGATTTCAATAATGCCATCTTCTAGCATGGCTGCGATTTCTTTAGTTTGGTAGTATTCTCCTAACACATCAAAAATTGGTCTTGTCCATGGCGCCATCTTTTCATTTAGCGTCCCTGGTAAGAATCCAATATCTTCATCTACGGAAACGGCGGGTCTTGTTACAATGATCTTTTCAATCACCCCCTCTTGTAGCAACTTGATACCATTTAACACAGCTAATAGCGTCTTTCCTGTGCCGGCTGGGCCCACAGCGAATACGATGTTCTTACGTTCATCTTGTAGCTTTTGCAAGTATGTTTCTTGGTTCTTATTGCGTGGCAATAGTGTGACTTTATGCTTCTTTTGAGGTGCATATGCTTGGAAATCAATCACGTTAACATTGGAGGTAAAACGTTTTTTCACTCGATTGTTTTTACTCATTAAGTATCTCCCACTTTTAGTAAAGCAGGACATGTAGCGACCGCCTCAGTAACTACAGAGGTCCTACACTATTACTTAGTTGTTTTGGACTAAAGTAATAAGATAAGATATCGTTTTGGACCTGATAAATAAGTATAACAACATGTGGAACGCAAAATGCTTGATATTTTAGAAGTTATTAAAAACATAGAAACAATATACTCAACTAACAGCAGTCTCAACGTCCTTAAAGACTTTGAGCGTGTATTAGATGAGATGGACATGTACGTCTATAAAAACTGGGAGGATGGCGAACTTGCTGAAGGCCCTATAGTAGATAGACACTGGATTAAAGCTAGCTTTATGTGGCCTAAGGAAAAGATGCCTGACCCAATGGCTGCTAAACGCTTACTAGACTACGGCTGTAAGATCAAATACAGACAGAGTTTTTTAGTAGAACCTCGTACTATTAAAACGCCTGAGGATCTGCGCCCCGGAACTAAGAAAGGTAAACTAGATCGCAAACCGGTATGGATTGTAGAAATCACAATGCCACGCAAGTTAGCAGCCGATATATTTGACGGTTACATGGGTAAGATGAAAGAAAATATGGGCATCGGGCGTACTGAAGGTACTCAAGCAGCGCCTGCAGAGCCTGCAGATGATGCGGCAGTAACAGCGGCAGCAGCACCGGCAGCAGCAGCACCAGCAGGAGGAGCAGCAAGTGTCCCAACAGTTTAATGAAGATTTAAAAGAACGAGATTTACACATGCTCGTTGACAACGTGTTTGAAATAGATGGTTATGCATCAAAGATGGGAGACGATGAAGACATAGTAGTACTAAGTTTTACCGTTGAAGATAAAGATCCAGCAACTGACTTGGTTAACTTTGTAGAACGTGGGTACGACTTTGTATTAGATGCAGATGCTACCCCAGGCGAGTTAAACGACGGCAACTACAGAGTGTTTGTTGAAATAGAACGTAATCGTCGCATTGGCGAACAGATTATGGAACTGCTAGATGGCGTGGGCAAACTAACCGGCATTGATGAGTTTAAGTTTCGCTATCACAAGAGTTTTGAGTCGTTACCAGTGTCTCAAGAAGCATTGGATGAAGTTATTCCGGGATCAGGCGACGAGTATTCCATGCGTATTAAAGAAGGCAGAATAGATAACTTCAGTAACTTTTTTAATCGCAGTTATTTAGAAACATTGTCAGTAGATCAAGATGACTTGATCTTTAACAAAAAATATTCAGAACCATTGCGTATGCGTATTAAAGGATTTGGCACGTCTAAAGAAATATACGAAAGTCTGCAAGGTAAGATTATGATAGAAACTAAGGCTATGTCAGAAGTATTATTTTTAACCAAGTACATTGGCAACTATAATATTACCAAAGTCGGCAATGTGTTTGTTTTTGAGAACCAGGGCTATGCAGTAGTATTGGAGAAACAATAATGGGCCAACTACAATGGGCATTTAGCCTAATACCGGACAGCATATTGATTTGGATCTATTACACTATGCTTACAGCAGGCCTATTTGGGCTTGCAGCAGGATGGATAATGAAATGGATTCCGGGTATTAGTGTATATAAAGGTCCATTGCAGGCAGCAGGAGTAGTGTTGACCGCAGGTAGTTTGTATCTGTTAGGCGGATATAGTACCGAAATGAAATGGCGCAACCAAGTTGCAGAAATGCAGAGCAAAGTTGACGCTGCCGAAGTAGCAGCTTCATCTGCTACTAAGAGTATCGAAACTAAAGTTGAAGTAAAGACTAAAGTTATTAGGGAAAAGGGCAACGACATTATCAAATATATCGATCGTGAAGTGGTTAAGAAAGAAGAGATTATCAAGTACATAGAGCAATGTCCTGTTCCTAAAGAAATAATCGACTTACATAATCAAGCAGCTACTCTTAACAAGGCTGCGGAGAGTAAGAAATGAGATTAATAAAACTATTTGTTCTTGCTCTTTTTATAATATTAGCATTTCTAGTAACGGGATGTACCGCTGTTCCAGTTAAACCTAAGTTTCCCGAAGCAAGTCCGTCACTAACACAAAAATGTCCGGACCTAAACAAGATCGAAGGTGATAAAGTTGCTATTACTGAGCTACTTAAAGTAGTAATCAGTAACTATGCATTATACTACGAATGCTCTACTAAGGTAGATGGATGGAATGAATGGTACAATACACAAAAGAAAATCTATGAAAGTGTTAAGTAAAATGAAAATTATATCTGTAGCTGTATTAAGTTTAACATTGGTGGGCTGCACTACGTTAACTCCTGATATTGAAAAATCTCTGTCTCGTGATAAAACTATGGAGCAAATGGCTAAAACTGCTTTAATAAATGAAATGTTAGCAAGTCCCGACCCCCATGTACGATCTAAAGGTGCAGCCATAGCAGAAAAGTTTATTATAGAACCAAAGAAAAATATATTTGGATTTTGATTAAATACTAGTACATTAAGCAGGAGCGAACAATGGCATTAATAGATTCAGTATTAAATTTAGTTACTAAACAAGCAAAAGATCCGGATGCGCCAAAGCCTCCAGTAGGATCAAGATCAGAGCGCGAAGCCAAGCTAAAAGACAAAGCAGGTATGGTTATTTCCGTGTTTGCGTTATTACTAGCAGTTAACAGTTGGTACGGTGGCAAACTAGGTAGCACAGTGTTGAACAATACACTAGGTGCTAACAATACTTGGGCACAGTATCAAGCCAAGGCAGGTCGTGGTGTAAGCTACGAGATTGCCGCTAAGACAAATAGTGATCCAAAAATTAAAGCAGAGTTCATGGCAGAGAAAGAACGCATGGATGATGACAAGAAAGAACTTGCTGTTAAAGCAAGAGCAATGGAAGCAGAGCGTGAAGTAGCTAAAAAATCTAGTCCTTGGATTGCATATGCTAATACAGCGTATCAGTTGGCAATCGTTGTTCTGTCAGCAAGTATTCTTGCAGTCAGCATGGGCATGTTCTGGGGCAGTTTTATAGTAGCAGGATTTGGAATAATATTAAGTCTAAATGGCTTATATCTGTTCTTTTAAATAAAATAGGGGCGACCAATGAGCGAAGAAGTTAAAAGTGCGAGCGAATTAAAGAAAGAAGATTGGATGAATTCAAAATGGCGTCCAATGATGGGCTGGATGTACATGCTAGTTTGTACCATGGATATGGTAATATTTCCAATCCTATGGAGTTTATTGCAAACAACCACAGGCACGAACATTACACAATGGAATCCACTAACACTGCAAGGTGCTGGTTTGTTCCACATCGCAATGGGTGCAGTTTTAGGTATTGCGGCATTTGGTCGTACACAAGAAAAACTAGGAGGAGCAAACAATGGCGGAGCACAAACACCAACAACAGGATTTGCGAGCGGTCCTTCAACATTTAGCCAACCGCAATCAGGATTCAGTACACCGTCAGGAGGATATGGTTCTCCAGCACCGAGCAGCTTTGGTAGCAGTTCAGGATTTGGAGCTACAACGGCTGGGACAGCGAACACCAGTTTTGCAGCAGCGCCGATGACT